TGTTCTGGTATGACCAGACTAGGGTGCTCAGATAACGTCTTTGTAAATGGAATTGGAGTCTCTCGACAGGGAGATAACAACACATCACACCTAGTGCCTTCTGGCACACCATGCCCTAGTCACTCCGCAGCAATTACTACAGGAAGTACAACCGTATTTGTAAATGGTAAGGGATGTGGTAGAGTAGGAGACGCGACATGCACTAGTGTCGCAGCAGGATCACCAAACGTATTCGCAGGATAAAATTATGGCAGTAACATGGAACACTGGAAACAGTATTGAATCGAAACCAAAGAAAACAAGACAGGGTAAAGGAAAACACTCCAAATACTCTGCTACAGCAAGCAACGCTAAGAGGAAACCGTATCGTGGCCAAGGCAAATAGAATTGTAGACGGAAAAAGGAACGCAAACATACCTGTAGACATGTCAGATCACTTCTACGACCATGGAAATGAGTATTGTAGATACTTAATTACTGATCCTCGTAGTGATAGACAAGGAAAGAAACGAAAACCCTTTGAAAACGTGTCTAAATAAACATTGAGGTCTAATATTGACAAAAGATGCGTCAGGGTGCCCTACCCAGTCGAGCGTTTAAGGATTTTGATCTAACATTTAGAAGAAATCCAATAACCAACGACGTTAATACTTTAAAGAACGAGGATGCGATCAAAGAAGCGGTGAAGAACATTGTTCGACACAACTTTTACGAGAAACCATTCCTTCCGAATTTTGGTGGCAACATAACTGGTGCATTATTTGAGAATTATATCGGTGGGCAGTCTGCTCTAGTCGAAGAACAAATAAAAGATTGTATAAACCTTTACGAACCACGTGTTTTGTGTTATAGAGTCATTAGTCAGTTTAACGAAAGAGATAATGACCTTCAGGTTGAGATATACTACTTGATCACTGGTCTACCTAATGTAATCGACTCCCTAGAAGTTATACTGAAACGATAATGGCACTAACACAAGTCAACTCGTTAGAGTTTAACGAGATAAAGAACCAATTAAAGGAATACCTAAGAGGACAGGCAGAATTTTCGGATTATGACTTCGAGGGTTCATCTCTTTCTACTCTATTAGACGTACTTGCTTATAATACTTACTACTCTGCGATCAATGCTAACCTAGCGATCAATGAGAACTTCTTAGACACTGCAGTTCTAAGAGAAAACGTAGTAAAGTTAGCTAAACTGATAGGATATACCCCAAGAAGTGCTAGAAGTGCCCGTGCGACCTTTACAGTGGTCGTACAGACGATATATGGCACAGGGGCGAATGGTAGAGGATACCCAGAATCAGTACAAATCAATAAAGGAGTGTTTGCTTCCTTCGTTGGAGAGGGTGGAGTCAACTATGTGTTCTCCATACCTAAAGATTTGATCGTATCTGTCAATACACTAGATGGTAAGGCAACATTCAATGACGTAATAGCATTTGAAGGAATATTCATCACTGATACTTTCGTAAAAACAGAATCCGAGAGACAGAGATTCATACTAGGCAACCTCAACGCTGATACATCAGCTATGACAGTCGAGGTGTCACGTGGAACTATCACTGATGCATATCTAGAGGCAACAGACATAACAGCAGTAAGCAATATCAGTAAAATCTTCTTCCTAGAGGAATCAGAGAGCAAGAGACAGGAGTTGGTCTTCGGTGACGGTGTTCTAGGTGAAGCATTAGTCAACGGTGACGTAATAGAAGCAACATACCCAACATCTGTAGGTGGTGCACCTAACGGATTGAAGGGATTCTCGTTTGCGGGGACTGTAAAGGACTCCCGTAACGCTCCAATCACTTCTGGCATCAGTTTGACGCTAGATGTACCTCCTGATGGTGGTGCACAACCAGAAACCATTGATAGTATCAAGTATGCTGCTCCTAAGTTCTATAGTAGCTTCGGTAGAGCAGTGACAACTAAGGATTATGAGGTAATCATCCCTCAGATCTATCCTAACGTCCAATCTATCGTTGCTTTTGGTGGTGAGGAGGCAGATCCACCAGAATACGGTAAAGTCATTGTCGTAATCAAACCCAAGAACGCAGATCGTCTGTCTATATCGGAGAAAGACGCAGTAGCGAAGAAAATTCGCTCTTATTCTGTAGGTGCGGTGGAACCAAAGATCATGGATCCGTCAGTTCTCTATATTGACTTAGTTACTTACGTTTATTTCAACCCTAACATCACTAGAAGGTCACAGGAAGAAATAAAACAGATTATCTACAGAACTTTAGAGACAGTTAACGCTTCTGCCGAGTTTAACAAGTTTGGTGGCAAGTTTAAATACTCTAAACTTGGAAAAGTCATTGATGACGCGGAACCAGCTATCACATCGAACATCACGAAGGTGAAGATGCGTAAAAATGTTCCTATTTCGCTAAATCAAAGATTTAACTACAAAATTTGCTTCGGAAACAGAATTAACGCACAGTTGGACACACCAACTCTAGAAACTAACGGTTTCAAACGTGCAGATGGTGGAAACCGAGTGTATTACCTTAATGATGATGGATTAGGTACAATCCGTCTTTATTATGTAACCACAGATGGTTCAAAACAGTATATTGGTGGAAACTGGGGAACTATTGACTATACAATGGGAGAAGTGACAATCAACGACCTCGTTATTACTGAAGTAGTGAGTTCTACTGATAATATTATCCAATTCTCCGTGACTCCAGAATCTAATGACATTGTTTCTCTTAGGGAGACCTATTTGACATTAGGTATAGATAATCTAGTTGTTAATGTAATTGATGATGAAATTTCCAGTGGTTCAAACACTTCTGGAACAGGTGTCGTACCAGAATCAAGTTATAGTTAGTAATGCCAGCTGAACAGTCGTCGTGGAAAGTTGCGTCGTGGGTCACACCTCAAACTGAGGTTACCGTTGACCCGATTGATGCTTCGGTTTCGCCAGAATCAAGAACTAAGATATCTGATAGACTAGAGGAACAGATTCCTCAGTTTATCCGAGAGGACTATCCTGACTTCATTCAATTTATCAAATATTACTATCAAGCACTGGAGTTGAAAGGTAACCCAGTTGATGTAATACAGAACCTAGATGAATATTATAACATAGACCGTCTAAACGACCTCGTAGAGTCGACTACAGCGTCCTCTGGGATAACAACTGACGCTACAGTCATAGACGTAAGTAATACTAGAGATTTTCCAAAAGAAGGTCTCATAATGATAGACGAAGAGATCATATACTACAAGAGTAAGGGACAAACACAATTTAAGGAGTGCGTTAGAGGTTTTCATGCCACTACCAAGGTAGGCACACTGAAGGAGTACACCTTTAGTCACTCAACTGCTGCATACCATGACTTTGGGTCTACTGTTGTCAACCTGAACAACCTATTGCCTCTATTCTTACTACAGAGGTTCAGAGATCAGTTTGCCGAGGCATTCCCAAGCAAGTTTGCTCCTGAGATACAACAATCAACAGTTACGAAGCGTCTTAAGGACTTCTATGCTGCCAAGGGTACATCAAGGTCATTCAAATACTTGATGAGAGTGCTATTTGGCGTAGAGTCAGTTATTGAGTATCCAAAAGACCGCATATTCAAACCTAGTGATGCATTCTACACTGTAAGGGAGATTATTCGTGCCACAGCGATAAGCGGAAACCCTGTAGAACTTACAGGAGAAGTATTATTCCAAGAGAACGATCCAAACGACACAAATGTAAATTCCGCACGTATATACGTAAAATCCGTAGTTGAGGTGTTTACCGAAGACGGAAAGATCTATGAATTGGATGTAGATACGGAAAATGGCGATGGAAACTTCACAACTCCGTATAAGACGCTCCTTGCTGAAGATCTAAGATCTAATTTGACGGAAAATGTCGTAACTGTCGACTCTACTATCGGATGGCCTGAAATAAACGGCTCCATTCGTATAGATGATGAGATTATCAATTATACAGACAAAACAGTCACCCAGTTCCTAGGATGCACCCGTGCGAGGCAGAATACAGTCA